TGGCTCGCCAGTGGTCGCATCTAGTCGAAAAAAGCGGATGTACCCCTCGTCTGCAACATCTGTTACGCCAATTTCAAGGACATAAGATTGGTCTTGGTTATATTGAAACTCTATTAAACGAGGCGGATAAGTTGTACTCGCAGAACTATAGATGTCTGCAACATACTTTGTGCCGGGTCTACGCTCGATACCGCCATGTGTCTGAGGAAGGAAGTTTTCAATTAGACGTGCGCCATTATCGTATTTTTTTAGGTCTGTTCTACCCAATAGGCGAGGGGATACTTCGCCCGAAGTAAAGTTGGTAGAAACCTTGATTGCTTTGGGCATTACGTAGGTGCGCCTCCACCATCAAGGGGAGGGAAGTCCCGAACTGTGCCACCACCCAAGCGGGCATCGAGCCATTCCCCGCCCCTTAATGTTTCAAGGTCGCTGTGAGCAGAGGAATCCTCAAACTTCGCCTCAGCGAGTATAAGTTGGTACTTGCCCATCATTGCTTGTTCTAGGGCAACTTCTCCCGACACGGCTATGGCAATATCAGCAGCAAGTCGTGTCGCAATGGCGTGTTTCAGGGTAACGTCCATCTTTGAAACGTCTGTTATCTGATACACATAGGTTATGTTCATTTCATCTTCATCGGTAACGAGGTAAAGTTGAGCCGTTTCGTCCTCACCTTCATTTCCTGATTCAATCTGATAATCCGATGTATTGTATTCTGTTTTGACTAATTTAATAAAATCGCCAGGGAGCAAAAAACGCTTTTTATATCCCCAAACAGGGGTGGTTTCATCTTCAGTTAAACTTGCCCTTGTAACGGCACAATTCCATGGATGAGACCTAAGAACGGTGTCCCGCACATCAGCGAGGCGGGTGTCTACAAGGTTAGCACGGTTGTTATCGTCAGTTAAGTCGCTTATGGGCTGCTGCCCAAGCATGACCAACGCCATGTTGGCTAGGTCAACTTCAGTTGTAGCACTTGCAGTCATTTAATTTTCCTCATAATTGCGAGGGGATGAGCCGTAGCCCACCCCCCACAATCACACAACCAAGGGTAAGTTAATCAATCGTGTACAGCACTTCAAATGCGACTGTAAAGTCAGAGCCGCCTGAAACTGAAGCAGTTTGCGTCAACGCAATATCGTAGTGACCGCCTGGGTTTGCGCTGTCTCCAGCATTTTCCCAAAGTTTGTCACCAGCCGTATTAGCGTCTGCTGCTTCAAAGCGAAGTTCGCTTGCTGCAACCGCAGACGCAGTATCCACAGCAGTAGCGAAGAAATCTTCATCTTTAATAGTAGTGCCAGAATAGATACCACAGTTTGGTGCAGCTGATGTTCCCATTGCGTCTGCCCATAGTTTAATACTAAGAACGCGAGCGTTTACGGGGAGCCGGCACAGGGTAATTATGTCACCATCTGCGTCAAAGTCAGCAGCCGTCACCTCAAAATTGTCCATGGCAATTCGTACACGACCTCCTGAGAGGCCAACGTCATTGAATACAGATGGTACTGCATCCAGATTTGTAATTAGATTTGATTTGGTAGTAGCCATATCAATATCTCCTTAAGAAGCCGAAGCCGCCAGTCGTGGGGTTAGGTGACTGACGTATTGCTTCTGGTTCAATAAAAACCCCAGTTAGTTACGATGCTGTTACACCCGCAGTTGGGTCACACGCGATTTCAACAACTTTTTCTTCTTCAAGACGAGTAGCACCCAAGCACATTGAGTAATAAACGTATGTAGAGAAGGATTTATCAGCGCGAGGGGCAATGCTTGACTTGATATCAGAACCGATACCTAGTTCAAGACCAGATTTTGCCCAGCACATACACGCTTGGTCTGTTCCGCCAGAGATAATTGTGTTCAATCTTTCAGTATGGATAAACTTGAAGCCAAGCCAAGTATCAATTTCACCGCGAACGAGGGCTTTCACGCTGTTATAGTCGTAGCTTCCAACTTCAGTTGTTTGAAGGAGGTTGTCCAACATTTGTGCATTGACGCTGCAATACAATTCTTCGTCCATTTCAACTTCATTAGCAAGCAAAATCTTGCGGGCTGAACGTAGTTTGGCGGTATTTAGACCAGCATCACCTGAATCAGCACCATCTTGCGTATCTACAGATACTTTTTGACCCGAACCAAGCGGGGTCTCATCCCCGCCAGAAACGCCTGTATAAGCCGTTGCATGTAATGCGGTAAGGATAACATCGTCCATAGCACGACCCATAGCCCATGCTGCGTTTTGTGCGTATGCGCTAGTAGGATCGATTAACAAACGTACCTTGTCTGCATCATCAATCAAATCGCCCCATTCATAGTCATCTAATGTCAATGACCTACGTAGGTGCGGAGTATTTACGAGGGGTGAATCACTGTGTCGTGATGTACGTAGTTGAGCATTTGTCGTTCCGACTTGCTCTGTAAACTTTTTCTTGCCATTTACAGCCGAATCAACCATAACAGCACCACGTAAGCGGCTGCCTTTCTGTTGAACCAAACTCATGACATTGCTTTTATATTGTTCTACAAAAGCGGTAGTTACTTGTGAGGACATGGGATTATTTCTCCAATTAAGTCCGTATACGAAAAAAAGTCAAATGACACCATGCCATCTGACGCATACGGGATTGCTACCCAACTGGACAGTCCCTACTCAATACACCCGCTTAGGTGGAAGGTTTACCTTCATCAAACAAGAATACCCTAACAGATACCTACCTTGCTATAGGGATAATAACCCATCTTAACAATTTATTGCAAGGAAAAAATAATAATTTTGTAAGTTTTTTTACTGACACTGACAATACCACCTCTCTAGGGGTTAAAAACGAAGGTATTGTCATGAGGAACGCATTGCTTGTCTTACTTCTTCATAAATAAACCTAACCGCCCTGTTCCCAATCCTGTAAGAGGGGATCTTGCCAGCAAAAGCCCACCTCCTAACCGTATGAGACGTAACGCCTAAAAGCAAACCTAGTTCTTTTGGTGTAATCATTTTATTGTTCTTCATAAAAGAAGTATAAGGGATGTTCGTGGATGTGTGTGGATGACTTTGGTTGTTTTTTGGATTTTGTGCTAAAAATTATAGCAAAATGCCCTTTTTGACACCCTCAGTACACATCCCTGTATATGGGGATAACAACTAACAAAAACCTAACACGCAAACCAGCAAAATTAACACCAAATGTTAAAATAGGTAACAAACGCTACCATTTGGTAACGCCCAACACAAACTCAGAGATATACACCCTACAGAAGAAACAAACAAACCAATAAACATAATGAAGAATAATCTAAGTGGCATTTGGTAACTGGAATTGGTAACTAGGTAAATTGGGCTGGATAATGGACGGGGAAGGGGGTGAGGGGTGTGCAAGCGCATTGCGGGCCCCCCCCATGCCTTTTTCTTTGATTCTTTTATCCCCCATACCTTTTTCTTTGATTCTTTTATCTCTTCCAAGCGTTGTCAAGTTGTAAAAGAGGTTTATTAGGCATCTCAACATTGACCGCTTTTGAATCGGTGCATGATAGATAAATGTGCTTTCTCTCTCTCTGTTCTCTCGATCTTCTCTCTCTCTCGATCTTCTCTCTCTCTATTGTATGTGTATTCATGTATAGCGCTCAACTCTAACGATCGTGGTGTTAGGGTTCTGTTACCATAACAGGCGTTAGGGTATAAATAATTGAGGTTTTGTTGATAATATGTGTTGACGATAGTGGACCTTGCCGATAGTATTCTTAATAGCTGGTAATGGTGCCGGCGATAAAAAAAGAGGATAAGAATAATGTTCAACAATAACAACCTTCCACAATTCTACACTTACTGCGAGAATACAACCGCCGTCAATGCGCTATGCTTTTCCATCGGCTCTATCGATGTCTATTATTCATATAAGACGCCGATTGCCTTCCGTCATAATGGTACACTCACTATACGTGAGAATGACTGGTCCAACACTACCGGACGTCATCTCAACGCCATTGACACCGATAAAAGTAAGCGTATCAATGGAGCGGATTTTGAGGATCGTCTAAATACTTTACTCGCTACCGTAGAATAATCCACACTCGGTACACTTGCTCTAGCGGGCCAGTGTACTTTTTATCGTTTCTCACTCTCTCACTCTTTTAGTCAATAACAATATAAAGGATGCAAAACACAATGCTAACACAATACCCACTAGCAAAAGATAGCCGCTACACAATTACAAAAGAATACACTGGCCACGAATCGGGAAAACCTCAATTTGTCATTCGATTCTGTGGGGAATGGGTAGGTTCTAGTCAATTCTATACCAGTGCAGTCGTTAGGGCAGTTGGCCACAATGCCGAGCGTATGAGCCCCTATTCAGTTGTAACAGAAGTACAATAAACTTAGTCAATAGCAACACAAAGGATGCAACAATGACCCAAGATCAACCACTATTCGACCGATGCAATACCTTAGGCCAACTAATGATTATTCTATTCACTGGTCTAGCAGCACCGATATTCTTTTTAGTCCATATCGTAAAAACTTTTTATTCCGCAACATTCAACATACAGGAGGAAACCCAATGAGCATTTATACACTAACAAAGTCAAGTGATCCACCCAACAGCAAAGCGTTGTTTTCTACACAGGCAGAAGCCAATGCTGTTGCTGAGTTGGTGAAACATTACACGATGGGGCGTAGGGGTCGTGGGCGGTTTGTGTCCGCACAGGCGTATATAACCAAATTAAAGGGCTGCCCATGGGCTGTCCATGTACAGTTTGCGAGGGGAAAGTTACGCCCGATCGCATATGTGGCAAGCGTGGATCATCGACAAATCGAACAACTTATTAGTCAGGAGGATAACCAACAATGAACACCAATAAACCAAAAGATACCAAAAGATGCTCACAATGCGGATTTAAGATACGCAGTCAAAACCACGCCAAGGGTGAACATCACTCAGTAGGTAAAGATGGGAAGTACACCCCAAGCAAGTAACCATTCATGGTGTCCATAGTCGATAGATTGTGGATACCTTTTTAGTCGTTTCAGTAACCAATTTTAGTCAGCAACAACAACAGGAGGATCAACAATGACTGACAATAAATATAACGGCTGGACTAACTATCCAACATGGCGAGTGAACCTTGAGATATTCGATGGCTATGATGTTATCGCTGATATCCACAACAATGAGATAGAAGAAGTTGAAGCAGATTGGTGTAAGGACTACGCAGAGGAAATTGTATTGGGCGAGATTGATGACAAATCGCTTGCCCACGCATATGCCTACGCTTTTCTGTCCGATGTCAACTGGCAGGAGATAGCCGAGAGCATTAACGAACTTCAAAAACCCGCACAGACCTTAAAAGGAGGATAACCAACAATGAAACAACAAGAACTTAAAGATGTTTGTTTAGATTGCGGGGCTGATGATGGAACTTTACTAAAAGAGTTTGATTCTGAAAAGAGTTACTTCTGGTCTGAAATTGGAGAGATGACACCTGTTTGTGCGTCTTGCGGATCAGAGAACTTAAAGGCAGTACCTATTAGTCAGGAGCACCAACAATGAAACAAATATACGAAACAGTAGACAGTTTAGAACTAGCTGAAAAGGTATACTTTGCTGTGATTGAGCAACTTGAAATAGTAGATGCTTGCATAGATGATCTAGGGGATCACACAGAAAACACCGACTTTGGTAAGGATTTATATTATTGCATAGAAGATACTATTCGCAACAAGGAAACCCAACAATGTTAGTCAATACCAGCACAGCTTAGCGGCTGTGCTGTGTTTTTTTATCAATTAAAGGAATACAAAACATGGATATTTTAC